CCAGTGGTTTCCCACTGGCGCTTTTGCCCTTTAACTTGGGCATGGCCTGCACGTTATGCCCTCCTAGGAGAGTATAATGTCCGTGCTTCCTTTGAGGAAAGTGACCGAGGTTCATACCCCGGAATCTTTCCTTACCTTCGAGCAGTCTACTGGCCAGAGCAGCACGCAGTACCATACGTCATGCATGTGGACTAACTGTCCACATGACGACGTAGGGTGGCGTGACTATGTGTATGAAGGCGCTCCATTACTGAACGAACAGTCCAGTGTGAATCGCCAGCATACGTATATCTACTCTTCTGTGCCTGAGCGACTCGATCGATCCCATTGGATCCCTCGACCTCGCCCAAAGGAGACTCATAAACCCACTCCTTTCTATTACAGAAAGTTGTTTCCGATTGAAGTCCCGCCCATGTATTCGGTTACTGCGGAGCGCTATGTTACTTACGAGAGTGAGTACCATGACTATCCACAGCAGTATCCTCCCTCAGATCCGGAAAGCATTAACAATGTTTTCCCCTGGTGGTGGACCTACCAAAATGCATCGACGTTTCTTCAGATAGGTACGGTTAGCATCGCTACTCCGCTCCTTATCGGTGGGTTTAACCAAATCTCGAGACGCACTAAAGTCGAAAATCGTCAGATTAACGACTCTACAAGATCTGAGAACTATGATAGGATCTCAGTCTGCGTCCCGGGTACACCGCCGTACAGTGATTCGTACGACAGTGGTCTTGTGGATATCACCGAGCAATATCCTCCCGACATCCTGGCCTTGCTCGTGGCTCAGGTTGGCGGAAAGAGACCTATCGTGAGGCAACCCCTAGATGACCTTGTTTGGTACATCGACGGGCTGGCACATAGCAACTGCGTTGCTAACCTTTCACAAGGTAAAGTCAACGTAGGCATCTTCTTGGGCGAATTAAACCAAACCCTTGGTTTTCTTGGCACTTTGTTGATGCGGCTGTATCGTTGTATCTCTTCGATCTACAGGGCGGATTTCGCATCTGCCTTGAAAGCTCTGAGATGGCAACCCTCACGTAGACAGCGTCGGAAAAATGAAAAGCTGGCTAACCTTGATGACTTTGTCCTCGAGTATAGCTTCGCTCTTCGACCTTTGCTGTCTGACATCTATGGTTTCATCGATACCTACCTGGCCGGTCTTATAAAGAACGGCCAGATGGTTCATGCGCGGAGTTACGCAGAGACTTCGTCTCTGATTTCTCAGCACACGAGGTGGAGTGTAGACAAGGCTTCGGTCTCGCCTTCATTCCACCATCCTGGTGAAACCGCCGCTGCTGTTGGTTACACGGTTGCGTTTAAAGTAATTAATTCGCAAACGCGTTCGTTACAGGAGTTGGGCCTTATCAACCCAATTGAAGTTGTCTGGGAGAAGATTCCAGGCAGCTTCTTGATTGATTGGATTGTGAATCTTAACTCGATTCTTCCATCTCTCACTGCAACGGCCGGCTTGGAGTTTGTACATGGGTGTAAAACCACCTACAGACTCTATGACGGCACCTTCTCAGAGGCAGATTGGGCTTCACTTGACTCGGTCATGGAAGCCTCAACGGGTGTCAACATGCCTGACGACGTTTTCGTCAACAGGCCCTACGCGGTGTGCGGCGCGGTTGAAGTTGAACGAGAAGTCCTTACGGATTTCCCTGTCACCTTTGACTTAACCAAACTTCGGACGCGTATCAATCCTTTCTCATCCGAGACTAGGATTGCTTCCTTCCTTGCTCTTATGAGTAAGGTCATCCAATCGTTTCGACGCTAAGTCGACACACTTATCCTTAAAGGATCGGCATGTCCAACATCGCCAAGATCGAGCTTCCCGTCGTCCAGGGCAGCGAAACCACCGACTACGATTTCGTTCCGCGCGGTTTTCCCGCGCAGGACGTTTCGGAGTATTTTGAGCTGGAAAGCACGACCGTTCCGGTCGGGCAGCCCCGCATCCAGATCCGGATTCGCCGTGGTACCGCGAATCAGGATCCGGTGGTTGCGTTCCAAATCGACGTCCCCACCCTGGCCGAAACCTCGCCGAGCACCTCCACCGGCGTCAAGCCGGCGGCGGTTCGCTCCTATAACCACATCGCGAAGGGCGAATTCCGCCTTCCGCGCAGTGGTGAGATGAGCGAACGTGATGTCCTCCTGCAGCTGTTTCAAGGCCTCGCCGCATCCAGCGTTATTGCTGATGCGGTGAAGGGCTTGGATTTCCCTTACTAAGGGGAAATACAGCATGCATAATCGTTCACGTAAGGAACGAGCTGTGTCCCGTAAGGAACCAGCGGACATCTCGCTCGATGTGGCTTCGTCAATCCTTCAACAGCTTGATTGCCCACGCTCATTGACCGCCTTACTCCTCATGCAATATGGGGAGTGGGATCAGTTAGTAAGCTTAAGCTTTCTCGCAACTGATTATCCTGACGTTCAATCCGCTGCAGATGCCTATCAGGCAACTGTACTTCTTTCTAAAGCCGAACATCTTAAAACGACGTTCGACAGAAAGAAGGAAGCACTCGTCTCGTTTTATCGAGCTGAGGAGCTTTGCAAGGAGACGAACAGCAGACTTAGGAAGAATCGTTTATGCCCTTTACAGGGAGATGCGTTTTCAAACTCTGTAATCCACAGAGCTGCGCATCTGATCGATTCCGTCCTAGGTAAGCTTGATCCCGAAGCCCTTTTAAAGGGTTGCGGTTTCGGTCCTGGAGTCAGTTCTTCTGTAAAAGGAAGCAAGGTTGGGGTTTACTATAAGGCATCAGGGAAACCTGAATGCACGGCCGACCTAACCGTGATGGCTCCATTGTTCATCAATGGTACCTACCTCCTTCCCTCTGCAATTTTGCAGTCCGAAGGACCTGCGAGTGTCTTGTCTCAAGCACTTCGACAGGTCAAGGGAAACACGGTTGCCTTTGTCCCTAAGAACGCAAAGACCTATCGGTCCATTGCGGTCGAGCCTCACATTAATATCTTTGTTCAGAAGGGTATCGGCTCCCTAATCAGGAGTCGCCTTCGTCGCATCGGTATTAACTTAAACGATCAGGGACGTAACCAGAAGCTAGC